TTTCCCTACTCATTGAATTAACTCCAAAGCTAGCGAAGAAACGATACAGACAGTCTATTTACGATGCCTGGGACTGCAAGTGTGGTTATTGCGGAGAAGAAGCAACATCTTTAGACCACATCATTCCCCGGTTTAAATCTGGTTCAAGTAATCGAAATAATTTACTGCCAGCCTGTCGGCGCTGTAATACAAACAAAGCAAGCGCCAAAATGGAAGAATGGTATGTACAGCAGGAGTTTTATAGCGAAATCAAATTAAATCGCATTAAGACCTGGATGGCCCAAGAAACAATTGATATTTTTATGTATATTGGTGAAGAGCCAACAGTAACCTTAGCCGGCTAATGACCTTTGCGCAATGGATGGAAAACACCGCGCCTGATATGCGTGGCGCAAAAATGGCTGCAGGAGACAATAAAGACGCCTTGGATTATCTTCTTCAAATTGGTTACTGCTGTCGCATCATTGACAACGTTTACGACGAAGACAGATTTTACGAAAAACAAGATTTGATGGATGTGTTTGAACTTTTGTTCTCACGTATTCCATCTAATCCTTTTTACATGGAGAATATTAAAACGCTTCAACCAATGCAGAACATTGGCTGGTGCGCATGGCAGCAAGCCAACCGTCTATGCACTGGCACCGATACTGAAAGGATTTACGCACATGTTTATCGTGGTTTGATTGGTGAATTGTACCCAGCTGTTGCTTTACTGACTCAGGGTTACGATGCGATGATAGAGGTACGGAAATTTACTGAAACATATTTTCGAAACAGCTGGAAAAAATCGCTTGAACGTTAATGGGGATCTATTACGAGCCTAAGTCACGCAAGTGGAATGTCACTTACGAAAGAACTGATTATCCAACTAATCTAAAGACGGATTATCCCGAGTACGAAGAGTATCGTATTAAAACTCAAGACAGGTGCGATTCGCGAGACGTGTGGGGTAACTGCACGGCGGAAGATCGCTGGGAAACCAAGAGCCGAGAGTTAAGTGGAAACATCGCAATTAACAGGTCAAACCGAGAAGAAAATATTGCCAACACTCAGTTAAACCAACAAAATACTGCAAAAAACAAAGCATACGATACCACTGTTGCAACAGCAAATTCAACGCGTGGCGGCGATTATGTGACGCAACGCCAAATGATTAAAAATATTGGTGATATCGATTCAACAGTAAAAAACAATTTAGAAAATCAATTTAAAACTTTTTATCAAACAGAAAAACTTCAACAGTGGGATCCAGCTTTGGGTGCCAAGCCTCAATATGGAGACTTTGATCCTGCTTACTACAAAAATCAAAATCCACAAGTTGCACAACAGTGGCAGGCCGCTGTTAACAATGATGATATCGATATCACCGAAAGGTATGGTGAAAACGGTTTTTATTTGCAACACTACACAACTCAAGGAAAACCTTCGGGTGCACGCGGCAACGCACCGGAAGTAACCGCTGCAGCGTCTTCTTATATAGAAAAAACACCCACTGAAGCCGATCTACAAGCTGTTCGTGATCTTCAGCTTGGCATCGATACACAAACACAAACAGATCGTTTGTTAAATGTTCCAGCAATCTCAGAAGAGTGGAATAAAGCGAGGGGCGGAGACCCTTATTGGGATTCTTTAGCAAAAAAATATTATTTGGATGTAAATAAAAAGGATGATTTTGCGGCTTTATTCAGGCTTTCGGATCGTCCAGAAGACAAACAAATTGCCTTTAATTACAACGCAAATGCCGGTTATGGCGTCACGGAATTAGAAGACGCTTTAACAGAAGCTGTTGGCGAAAAGGCTCAAGTGGATGTTAAAAGGTTTGGAGCACTGGCCCAAAACGTACTAAAAGATACGATTGCCGAACTTACAAAAGCTAAACAAAAAGAACAAATGCTAAACCTGATGGGTGGTTTTAGTGGCTTCAGTGAGATTATGAACATTAATCAAACCCTGGCAAACTCAATCCTTGGTGATACTGGTATCGGCGGTGTCCTGTCGTTTACTTCAGCCGGAAAAGCAGAAGAGTCTTTGTTAAAAAACCTTCAAGGTATAACCGGTGTTCAAAACAACAATACTTACAACTGGCAACAATGGTTCGATAACACCCTTAAAGAAAAATATTCGCAAGCACAAGAGCTTGGATATACAGCTGGCGAAGCCCAGGAAATGGTCAACATTGATGCAGATTTTGCAAAACAATTTATTGAAACGTATCTTCAGCCACGCTTTAATGAGTCACGTTCTATGAATGAATTTGTTGAGTATTTAGATATTCGACAAGAAGAACAAAACCCATTCCAAACGCAGGACATTATTAATGCCACGCAACTTGTCGCTAATTTGCGTTCCAAAGCTTATTTAGACAGTATTGCTAAAACACCGGAACGTTATTTTAATGCCGACTTTTATTTTAATCCGTCTGGTGACGCAGCAAGAACAGACGCATATGCTAATCAAGCGAGCACGGTTGGCGCAGACTGGGAGGCAGCCAAAAACGGTGATCCTTACTGGGCGCAGCAAGCCTATCGTTTTGGCATTGATTTAAACAATAAAGAACAGTTTGCTCGCATGCACTTCCAAGTCAAGGGACAGGGACAGGGCTACGACGCTGCAGATGATATTTTAAACGCTTCTAAAGTTACCAATCAAATTTACAACAGTATTCTTCCCGCCCTTAAAGAAGAAGCTCTTAAACAAGGATCTGTTTTTGGTCAATTCATAACACCAGATGAATTTGCAGACGAAATGCTTGCCGGCCTGGATCCCAATGACAAAAGCACCTGGGACGAAGTGTTAAAACGGTACGGTCTAACTGACTTCAAGGGAACCGTTGAAGAGTTAAAAGATTACATCAAGAACACGCTTCGCACTGGAACTGCAGAAGAGATTAGAGCACAAATTAAATATTTAAACGAACGCAGACAGCGTCCCACGCAAGAAACCCTTGGCCTTACATACATCGAAAGGCCTGAAGACTATAAAGACCAAATGGCAACTCCTCAAACTGAGTTGTTCAAAACTTTCCAAAGCGCTGGTTACCAAGGTACAGAAGACGAGTTTTACACTAAGTTTTTCCCTGACTTAGATAGATCCGAGCAGACGCTATTAACCAAAGCAGGGTCCAATGAGGCTCTCAGAACTTACGGACTCGATACATCGGACCCGTTTGCATCCCTTGGTACGATTGAAGGTTTCTTTGATGAACCTGCGCCAACTACAACAACGAGCAAAACAACTGATAGTAGTTTGGATGGTTACTTTAAACTAGGATTAGATGAAGACGAAGAAGAGGGTTACCAGAAGTCCGCTTCCGGTGAAAAAATCCTCGGTGAATTTACTTCTATGTTTAAAGGTTTCTAATGAGCGATAAACGACGCAAAGCTGCAAGTGCAGCCAAGATCGCCAAAGATAAAATGGCGTGCAACAAGCCCAAGCGAACCCCTGGGCACCCAACCAAATCACATGTGGTTAAGGCCTGCAAGGGCGGAGAAGAAAAGATTATCCGCTTCGGACAGCAGGGCGTAGAGGGCGCCGGCAAGAACCCACAGACGGCTAAGGAAAAGGCACGCCGCAAGTCTTATTACGCCCGCCACAACGCACAGGATGCGAATCCAGACATCATGTCAGCTCGTTACTGGAGCCATCGCGTCAAATGGTGATTCCAGTAAAGTGGTAAAGCCCAATTCTATTTGACATGGCAAAACCCAAAGCCAGCTCCTCCGTCAAAATTGCGTCCAAGCCTAAGAAAACACGTCAAGGGCAAGGTCAACATTCTCTACCAAATCACGGGCGCAAGAAGATGCGCGGTCAGGGTAAATAAATTGTGTATATTAGGGGTAACAAATGTTGCCCCTATGTTAGATCTTTCTCCTGCGGTTGAAATTATCTGCAAATATCAGGGCTTCAATGAACGTGCCTACCCAGATCCAGAAACAGGCGGGGTCCCGTATTCGATTGGCTATGGCACACAGTTTTATCCAGACGGTGCGCCAGTAGGCAAAGGCCACCTCTGCACCAAAGAAAAAGCACTGGAATATTTAGACTTTGAATTGCGTGCTATTGATGCAGACCTTGATACGGTCAATTTGAAGCTTGACCCATCAATGCGTCTTGCGCTGATTTCATTCATCCATTCCGTTGGCTGGAATTGTTTTCTTTACAGCGAGCTTGTCGACTGCATTGCCAATGAAAATTGGGGTGGCGTTGGCCTAGAAATATCCCGTTGGATCTTTGACTGCAACTATCGCGTTATTGGGAACCTTATTGACAGGCGTCGGGAAGAAATCGCATTGTTCTTGGAGGATGTGCCAGGTATTCCAGGTGCCTCCTCCGAGGTTTTACTGACCGCGTTTAGAAGTTATCTTGCCAGCCCCAGGCAAATCAAAGCCATCCAAAAGCTGGAAGAAAACATCAACCCTTATGTTCTCGCAGAGTTTGCTAATGACTTTGACCTGTCAGAAGATGGCTGGCTCCAAGAGTTCCAAATTGACGAAAATGAAGTATTCGATAACCAATGGGATTAGAATAAATTGAGCAATAAAAAATCCATGGAGCGTTCTGTCGAACCAAGGGAATTTGAACTTCCGTTAGAGCTTCAATTTTCCATGCGTCGGGCTGAACTGCAAGCCCAAGAAATGACATGGGATGAGCTCTATTGTGCCTTGCTTAACCTCTATCGCCAGCGGCTGATGGAATGGCAGGCCGTCAAAGAAATTCTGGAAGGCGAAAATATCAAAATTGAATTTGATATGCCCACTGAAATGGAATTACTTGAACTCGCCGCCGCCTGCATGGTAGACGACGACGAGGATGAAGACGGGGAATTTCAGCCGTTCTGAACTTCGTCAAATTCAATAAGGCGATCCAAGTACCACCTTGCTTTCTTTAATGATTCGGTATTTCCTTTAAAACGTTCACGCCAAATATATTTCACAATATTGCCCTTCATATAACCACGAAATTCTTCGTCGGTTAATTGCGCTTCAATTGCTTCGATACATTCAATCGCTCCATCGGTGTAGTGAGATGGATGGTTGACGTTATCTTCTTTGGTAATCGGAGAGCTTTCAACAACAGCCCAGGGCACAGGGCAAACACCCCCTGGGCACTCACTTACACTTTCTACCGGCTCAAACCACGGCGCTTGTTCGAGAGGATCATCTCGGTCGTAATGTTGGCTGGAGGTAGAGCCACCAGTTTGTTTTTTGGCATGGGCAGTGTTCCCGGATACATCCCCGCTTCTTCCACACTCGGAATGTAACCCGTCTTCCCCGGACGATCCATGCCCTCCAGATTTAAGGGATTCCTCTCCAGCCCTTGTTCGCATAACGTCAAGCCACGGTTGTACATATCGTACAACGGGACATCATTCTCTGCATTGTCCAAAGTCTGGCCAAAGTCTTCTTCCGTAAGACAGCGGCACTTGACCTCATCCTTTACATAGCTATCCAAAAACCCACCGACGCCGTGCATCATGGTGTTGTACTTATATATCCTCATTTAAAATATTATCATGGCTGATTCGTATTCCCTTAATTACGACCCCAGGCTGCGCTCTGGTACGTCAGGAGCCGAGGTTTCTGACCTGCGCCCTGAGCAGGCTTATGACACCGATTTGCGTCGCATTGATCCAGAATCGCGTTCGGTCGTTGAGCCGATCAATGACAATCAGGAGCGTATTGGTCGATTCATCAAAGCAGCCAAAACTGCTGGTCGCTTTAGGCAAAGTGCTTTAATCAACGAACCTTCCATCAGAGGCAAGACGCCTCGAAGCGAAGCCACGATTGATGGCACCACAATTCCAAATCTTGGCGACCGCTTTGGCCGAGGTGGTGGCACCAACTATGCCAACAAACCTCAGCCACGCTTTGGTCGTTCCTTTTAAGCTTTAGAGAACACAACTTCTTTCAGTTGGTTTTGATACTTACCTTTACGGTCTTGGTAAGTTATTTCGCAGGGCTTGCCGCGATAAAACAACAGCTGGGTAATTCCCTCATCAGCGTAAATTCGGTTAAAAAGACCGGTGCAGTTGCTGATTTCCAGGGTCAAATACCCCTCCCACCCGGATTCCGCTGGGGTAATGTTGACCAAAATCCCCGACCGGGCATAGGTCGATTTACCGACTGCAACAACAGTAATGTCCCTGGGCAGCTTAAGCCGCTCTTGTGCAACGCCTAAGCAGTAGCCGTAGGGAGGCAAAAGAAAATACTGTCCCTTCTCGTCTTCCAGTAGTTCGGAAGGGCGCAGAATATCAGGGTCGAAATCCTTGGGGTCGCAATCACCAGACGAGATCTTACCGAAAAGCAAGCACTGTTTCGGCGAAAGGCGAATGTCGTAGCCGTAAGAACTCAGTCCATAGCTGAGGATTTTCTTCCCATCTCGTTCGCTACGGAGACGGTCTTCAAATGGGGAAATCATGCCTTCTTTCTCGGCAAGCTCCTTGATTTCCCAATCAGCCAAGACCGACATAAAACCTTTGCAACGACATTTAGTATACCGAGAAACTAAACGAGAACTCTGCCTTTTGGCGAATAAATATCGATGAATCTTTGGGTCGCTTCACCAGATCGGTCCTTGGGTTGCAGATAAACCAACACGGATGTTGAGGTTTTATGGTTGATGACCCCATCATCTTTGCGGCGCAGTAGTGTAGGGCATACTCGAAGAATGCACACAGGAAAATCAAAGATTTTTTGATCGTAACGAATAATGTCAGGGCAGTTGGTAAAGAACAAGCCCTGATCAATTTCGTTTAGAAGCCAGGACTTATAGAGTTTTGCGAACCAGACTGCGTGAGATGAGCGGAGTGACTTGGCGCTGGTTCGGGTCAGCTTCCACTTCTGGTTCTTGAGATCCCAAAAATATGTCCCAGAGGGGGGAAACAAATAAACGCGACCAAACCAAGGCTGCTCATTAAGCCCGTCATCGGTGGGTGTGTAGAACTTATTTGCTTGGACGTACTGATTGGCAAACTGAGAACTTGCTGGATCCAGGTCAATTCCCCCAAGTAACTCATTGGCGGAAGCAACAAGATCCGCATTGGTGATCAGCTCAATACCTTCGGTAAAAGTATTGCGAATACCGGGAATCGCCATCAGCTCTCAGCTTGCTTGTTGTAATCAATCTCGAAATAACGAATGCCATCATTATCATTAATCACGTATCCCGCCTTCTCTGCTGGGTCGATCTTTTGCGCTGCCTCCAGGATGCGCCTAAAGCTCTCCGCCAGATCACCGTCATTTTGCCGTTCACACTCTTCTTGTGCTGAGTGCAACTCTTTAAGCGTCCAATAAAACATGGAACGCTCTTTGTTTTGTGGCTGAAAGACCATGACGCCAGGCCCTTCTATTTCCCACATCTTGAAATAGTTTTGCCCCATGTCACCAAGGATTAACTTGATGGTGGCATCAAGCATCTTAGTTTTTGTTTCGTCAAGCTCAGGGCCAATCACTGAAGCAATGAGCTTTTCCCTTCGATTCATCTTTGACAAGCCCCTGGCGTTTAAGTGAGTCTAAAAGCTTTGGTAGTGGTTTGTAGATGACCACAAGTTTTCCAAGATTACCACGTTTTTTGATCAGCTTCCCGTTCTCGTCCTTTAGCTTGTCAAACTCCCCGGAACGGATAAGATATTCAGCCACGCAACGCAGCCTTCTCTTCAGCGGCAGTTCGGCAGACGGAAATTTCCCACAGATCGTATCGGGTTTCATGTCTTTGAAAGCCAGTCGCAACCGATTGGCCAAGGTCATGTTTGAGTTGGCGTCTTCTTCCTCGTAGTTCTTAAGGTTTTCTAAATAACGCCGAAGGCACCCATCATCAAAAGAACCTTCGGGCGGCAGGAACATAACCACCTGATTGGCCAGGGATTCTGGCAGATACTCACCATAATTTTCAATGGTGATTTCGGATAAGTCGATGCCGTCAAATCGATGAGACATATTCTTTATCCACCATTTCCGTCAGGCTTTCACGTCGATACAACGGTGTAGAAGTCAGGTTGTGAAAGTCGGCTTTTTTATTTTTTGCAAAGGATTGCACCAGCGCATTCCAGGGGATACGCAAGATGGTTTTCTTGTTGGCTTCTGGAGAAATATTGATGTAATGGACGCCTTCCTTCCAGCCTTGCGTCGGGCTTTTCTTGCCAACAGCAATCCAATTTCGAATGGTTTGATCAGAGACATTTAGACGCCTGCCGCATTCCTCGGTCGAGATGTATTCATCGGCATAAGCCTCTGGTGACAACCCAGGGGAATCACTCTTTTCGTTCTGGAGCTGCCAAAAAGAATTCAAGGCAATTTTGATGGCCTTTAATTCATACGCTATGTCTTCAAGACCTTTTCTAATGCCGTAAGCCATGTCTCACAATGTTTTGATTAAATGCTAATGTATGGGAAAAGGTTTTGTTATTTCAAATGGAATCCGCGCCAGGACCCTCCAATCAGGCTCCGCTTCCGCAAATGAATACCCCCGAGCAATTCCCTGCACCCCCGATGCCACCAGAGATCACACCGGAGATCCTGGAAGCCATGAAAGCAGAGGCAAGGCAGCGGGCCATTTACCAAGTGCTTCAGCAGCGGCAAGAGCAACCGCCAATGCCTTCCTTGGCACCGCCCTCACGAGTTGTGTATGTTCGGCGGAATCTGACCGTTGCAGAATTGATTTTAATTTTTGCACTGTCTTGTGGTGCGGTTGTCGGTATTCAAACAGGCTGGAGTTTTGTATCTAATCTGCTTCCTAAAGTGGAAATTCGCGTGAAATAGACTAAGCGCAGGTCAATTATAATTTAATTTATAGGCTTTTGGTTTAGTAGGTGGCTAATAGGCGTATAACAGATCTGCCAGCTATTTCGTCGTCAAACATTAATGATGACGACCTTTTAATGGTCGTTGACGTAGCTGAAGTTGATCCTGGCCTCAAAAATAAGAAACTTACTTTTACTGATACAAAGCAGTATTTCAATTCGTACTACCTGCAACTCACTGGCGGCACAATTGCTGGCTCGCTGATTGTTGCAAATAACCTGACCGTTAGCGGTACGTTTAATCCAACGTCTATCAACGTTAGCGGCACAGGTACTTTTGCGCAGCTATTAGTTACAGGTAACGCTGAGGTCCGCAATACCCTTAGCGGTACTACGATTACCGGTAACACAATTCAAGGTTTAAACGTTAATGCGTCCACAGGAAACGTAACGACGTTAACCGTTGGAACTGAGACCGTTGGTACCGGTAACTTCACTCGTGTCAGCGGTGTCACGATCACTGGGACAACAGGTAATTTCACGACCGGTACGTTCCTCCAACTTAGTGGTGCTACAGGTAGTTTCGGTTCGCTGTCTGGGACTAATGTCACTGGCGTCAACATTGTTGGCACCACTCAGATTTCCGGTGCAATCATTACTGGAAACGCCGGACGTTTTAGCAATATCACAGGTGTTTCCGGTGTATTTACCACCAGGCTTTCTGGTGCAACAATCACTGGCGATACTCTTCTATTTACGAATGCAACCGGTGCGACCGGCACATTTACACGCGTCTCTGGCGCCACCGTTACAGGTGATACGGTCTTAGTTTCTAATCTGACCGGTGTCTCGGGAACATTCACGCGTGTTTCTGGCACTACCGTCACTGGTGCAACTGGTTTATTCGGGACTTTAACCGGATCCCTTGCGACCTTTACAACGCAAGTTTCCGGCGCTGTCATTACGGGCGACAACGCTCAATTTGCCAATGTCACTGGCGTTTCCGGTGTATTCACCAGTCGCTTGTCTGGTGCCACCATCACTGGCAATACGCTCCTCGTAGCGAATACAACAGGTGGGTCCGGTACATTTACACTGCTTTCCGGAGCGACGATTACCGGAATTAGCGGTTTATTCCAAAACATTACCGCGCAGACCGGTGTCTTTACTAACAGTATTTCAATTCCAACAATTGAAACAACTGGGAATATCGTTGCGGCAGGCAATCTTTCTATTAGTGGGAACGGCACGTTCTCCTCTGGCATTGTTGTTAGTGGCCAGATTTCCGGTGGAACCATCACAGGTATTACCGGTACGTTTGGCGTACTAACCGGCAACGAGATCTACGGCTTAACGTCGGTCTCTGGCGTCACAATCACTGGTACAACCGGTAACTTTACGCAGACAACAGCTCAGACGGGTGTCTTCACTAACCGATTAAGCGGAAGTGTTATTACCGGCAATTCCATCAGCGGCACTAGCGGCGTTTTTGTCAGCGGTGTTTTCACAGCTGTATCTGGTAGCACTGTTACTGGGGACCTCGGTTTATTCACGAACATCACCGGTATTTCCGGTACCTTTACAACCAGGATCTCTGGTTTAACTGTTACAGGTGCAACGGGTTCATTTACACAGTTAGTTGGAATTAGCGGTCGATTTACAGATCGTCTTTCGGGAGACACGATTACCGGAAACACCGGTTTGTTCTCTAACCTGAGCGGCATTTCTGGTGTATTCACAAGCAATCTTTCTGGTGCAAACATAACCGGGACGGCAGCCAATTTTAGTGTTGTCACAGGAGTTAGCGGTACCTTTACAAACCGTGTCTCCGGTGGGACGATTACAGGTGTAACGGGTTTATTTGCAACCCTCACTGGCGTCAGCGGTACCTTTACAAGCCAGGTCTCGGGTCAAAACTTTGCTGGTGAGAATGCCACCTTTAATTACATTACGGGTAGCACACGAGTTGAAAGCCCCACCATTTCCGGTGCAGTTGTAACCGGTAATGTCGGACGTTTTGCCAACCTCACCGGCGTTAGCGGCACATTTACTTCCCGCATTTCTGGTGCCTACATCACCGGGACTCTGGTTGAAGCCATCACTGTTACTGCAGCGACAGGTAACTTCACAGTTGCTAACTTTACACAAACAACAACAGGTAGTGTTTTAGTTAGCGGCTCCGGTTTCTTCGGTAACACTCTTGAAGGTGCAATCCTTAAAACCCGCCAAACACTAACTGGAACAACAACATATTACGTTTCCAGCGGAACCAATGGCTTCTCCGTTGGCGCAGTCACCCTGGATTCAGGTGCTACGGTTGATGTTGCCTCCGGATCAACTTGGTATGTTTACGATGAAGAAAGCGGCGTCAAACTTGTTGTTCCGGTAACCGGAAATACAGATGGCGTCAAAGGCGCCTTGCATGTTTTATTCTCTGGCGCTACAATTACTTTACCGGCATCTCCGGCGACTGGTGATTATTTATCGTTTGTTAACCGTAGCAATACAATCACCAGTGTTGTAGATCGAAACGGCAGCAACATTGTTGGCAGTGGGGCAAACCTTTTGATTGATGATGCAAATGCAAAGTTTGAAATGACTTATATTAATGCTACAGAAGGTTGGACAATTAATTTAGCGTAATAGAAATGACGACTTCTTTGACGAGTTTATATCCAGGTGGAGGAGGCGGCGGCAGCGCTGACTTCCAAGAATTCCTTAGCAGTGGCACTTGGACGAAGCCGGATGGGTGCGTTGGCGTCTATGTGGAACTTGTAGGCGGCGGAGGTGGAGGTGCTAGCGGTGCGCGTTATGCCACTACATCTATCAGAACAGGCGGCGGCGGAGGTGCGTCAGGCGCTCTTGTTTATAGGTTTTTTAATGCTGCAGATTTATCCTCAACAGTAACCGTCACGGTAGGTACAGGCGGAACTGGCGGCGCTGCTCAAACGGTAAACACAAGTAACGGCAATGCTGGAAGTGCCGGCGGCGAAAGCTCATTTGGATCTTACCTATACAGCGGCTCAGCGGGAAGCGGTTCTGGGGGAAATACCAACGAGGGTGCTAGGGGTACTGTTAGTTTTCGTGGTTCTCAAAACGTAACTGGAGCCCAAGGCGGAGCTGGTAGTTTTTTATCGTTAAGTAATGGGGGTAATTCTGCGCTAAGTGGTGGCGGCGGCGGTGGCGGGATTGGACGAAACGCCAATATTACAGATCCGTTTACTGCCGGCAGCGGTGGTATTAGTGGGCGTCTCGCTTCTTCATCAACAGGCGCTGCCGCTGGCGCAAACGGAACAGCTAACCAAGGCGGAGGCGGTGGCGGTGGCAGTTACACCACAGCACAGGCTGGTATGGCTGGCGGCAACGGCGCATTCCCCGGTGGCGGTGGCGGTGGCGGTTCTGCATCCGATAACGGCTTCAACTCAGGCGCTGGCGGCAACGGTGGCGATGGTTATGTGAGGGTCTGGTCATGGTGATGCAGTACGCAATCCTCAACAGCAACGGTCGTTGCATTAACCGCGTCCTTTGGGACGGTGAATCCAACTGGCAACCACCCGAAGGCTGTACCGCAGTGCCGGATCCCGACAACCTCCATCCGATTTATGTGGAGCCTCAAGCTGAAACCCAAACAACCGGCGAAACAGATTTAAGTGCTGTTTTAAGTGCTCTTACAGAAGAGCAGAAGCAAACACTTTTAAATCTTTTGAGCCCACAATAATTACTCAAATAGAATGATATTTATGGTTAAAAGTTCATAATGGCATACGGAACCGTAAAAACAAAAGCACTTATTTATGAGTCCGGCGGCTCAGATGTCACTTTTAATTACAAAAACGTAATTCAAAATGGAGACAGTTTTAGCGGCGGCATTATTCAAGGGCAAGTAATTAGTGGAGCTACAGGTGTTTTTACGAGTTTAGTTTCTGGCGCCTTAATTAGTGCAACAACGCTAGCAACACCTGTTATTTCTGGTGTTTCAGGTGTTTTCACAAGCCTTTTATCTGGAACCCTTGTAACAGGAAATGCGTTAAACGCAAGCAATATCACTGGTAATTCAATTAGCGGCACTACTTTCAACTGCCCAACGGGAGATATTAATAACCTGATCACCACCGGGACTGTTTCTGGCATTGCTGTTACCGGAAACACGGGAGCCCTTGGTACGCTTAATGCCGTAAGCGGTACTTTTACATCAACACTTTCCGGTAATTCGTATAAGGCCAGCGGTAATGTAACAGTCATTACTGGTTCAGGAGACATCAAACCTTATGGCATCTTGTCTTTTCCAGCACAGGTCGGAGCTTCTGGTCAGCTTCTTACAAGTAACGGTGACGGCTCTAGTACCTGGAAAACTCAGGGAGATGTTTATTCCGTAGAAGTTGTTAGCGGCACAATTACCGGCCAAGCAGGGAAAACATATGTAGTTGTCAGTGGAACGACTCTGACATTACCCGCAGCACCCGCAACCGGTGCATTTTTATCCGTCATCAATCGCAGTAACACCACCACGGGGACCATTGCAAGAAACGGGGAAAACATTATGGGGCTTGCTGAAGACATGGCTCTCAACAGCATTACTTCCTCTATTGATTTTATTTACTACGGCGGCTCGCAAGGCTGGGTTTTTATTTAAGTTTGACGTTGTAGAATAAAAAATAATAGAAACAAAGCCGAGTTCTGTTAGATGGCTTACGGAAGTATTAAAGCCAATACAATTATTTTTAATTCGGGCGGTGGCGATACCAGTATCGACCTGACCTCCCTCCTGGCGAGCGGCAGTAATTTTAGTGGCAGCACAATTCAGGCCACGTCGTTTACTGGTGTTACAGGCGTTTTTACGACAAGCCTTTCAGGCGCGACAATTACCGGCGCAACAGGAAATATCACCACAATCACAGGTGCCACAGGGATTTTTACAACATCAATTTCTGGTGCATCAATTACAGGGACAAACGTTAACGCAACAAATATTACCGGTCAAACAATT